ACGTGGGCGAGCGGAGATCGGTGTCCAAAAGTGGGTCCCGCATGGTGGTGGACTGAAGAAGAAGACCATTATACTGGGCTTTAATGATTAAAGCCCAATAAGAAATGTTGGGCCTCAATTATATTCCCTGATGGTGATGGATAATTCTCTTTGCATGATGCGTGTGTCATTATGTTAATCATCCTATTAACATAATCATTAGAGGAAATTAAACTGTGAACTTCTTATTGAATACGTACGGTTCGATTACATCCATTCCCAATATCTCTGGGTTTTCAAGTACAATTATATCAAGCCTCTGAACAATGTCTTCGATCTCGATCTCTTGTATCTTTGCTCCGTTGTATGCGAATAGGAAATTCGCTATGATATTCCCTTCAAAGCCGTTGAAGTCGAATGGAACGTGCATGTCTCCGTACGTGTACTTCACTATCCCTTCATACTTGATGATCGCTGGTGACTTGGTGGATACTAGACTCATGTGAATGAAGATCTTCATGTTCTCCATGATGCGAACGTCGACCGTGAACCTGACTGCCTCCTTGGTTGTTCCGCTCCTTGTCATTCTGTTTTTGTGATGGAATTGTTTATTATCCCTTCATTTATAGACTTGAACATGAGATATTTAGTGTTGTTGTGTGGTTGTGAGGGATCCATTAATATGTGATTGTGGATTAAAATCCCAAAGTGATGATGGAGATGTATTACATGTGCGGTGACGTTTGCTGTGATTCTTCATACATGGGTTTGTACGTATATCCCTATATACGTGAGTTCAAGAAAAAGGATAAGAAAATGTGGACTGAATTGAAAAGGAAAGAAAACGAAAAGAAAAGAAGAACTACTATCAAAGAAAAAATGGGAGCGCAGCGGATCGAAACAAAGAACCCGGGGAAAGAGAAAAAATAAAAAGTAAAAAAAATAAAACTCGAAAACGCCATCGTTTGAGAGGGAAGGAAAAAAAAAGAAAAAATAAATTAGGAACTAAAACGTTGTCGTTTGAAGGTGACTCTGTGTTTTTACCATTTACCGTGCGGTAAATGGTAATTGGGTGAAACAGGGTAAAAAAGAGAGACACCGATGGGTAAATGGACACCGATACATTGGTGTCTCAATTGGGTTCTCATAAATGGGTTTCCTAAAATACCCCCGCTTTTGTGTCTGAGAGGCGCGTCGGAGTGCGCCGAAAAAGTTAACATTCTCTCTCCTCATTTGAGACCCAATACAATTTCCCGGTGATCGGAGTCGAATTTTCCGACACGCGCGGCGGTGTGTACCCCTGGGAGGGTAGGTACCACTACGCTACGCAGCAGCCTTAGCTCGCCCACGTTCTAATATT